TTACTGCTTACACTGTAAGAACGCCGCAAACTCCGCTCCCCAGAAGCTCATCCGTATTTCGCACAGCGAACCATGCAGCATCCAGATGATGAGGATTGCCGTCACGCAGAACGTGATGGCCGTAAGCGATTTTTGCGACATAGCACTTGCTCCTTTTCCGGAGAGGCGCTAACCTTTCACTTGTCAAGGTAATGCGGTTAGGGCCTCGGTTAAACAGAAATGTTTTCCGGGGCCTTTCCACATCCGGCCTTCGGGTATTCCCTCCGACCATCAGCCGAAAGGCACCCGCGCGTAATCTATCGCTTTTTTGTTACTCCGGCAATTCTGCCTGTTAATTCTGAGATAAAGGCAAGCTCATCTGATTGTTTCCCCTGTGTGAAGCTGGCAGCTCATGCCACGGGATACCTTCTGAAGAGTGAACGCCGGAGGCATGTTTCGATGTGAATTTATGGAAAGCTTCCAGTGTTGAGAAGCATACGCCGCATTCCAGATTGTTACACTGGTAATACTTTTGCCGCACGGTGTTTGAATCATTTTCCGGACGACTGGTGCGGATACGGGCAGATGCGCCACAAAGCGGACAACGGAACATAGCGACCTCCCTTAACGTGGTGCTGCCGCTATTCTAAGTTGCTCACTCTGTTTCTGCTATCCATTCCGGGATTTTTGCTTCAAGCTCAAGCTGCGTGGTAAAGCCACTGTTATCAATAGAGTGCTCCGCTTTTGCAATAATCCAGTCCTGATTATCAATCTCGCTTTTAAATCCTGTTACCGTGCCATGCATTTCGGGGTAGAGTTCTGCACGTCCACGCGCCAGCGTGATGGAGAACGCTGCGGCTCCGCGTTGTAGTTGCTGCCACTTTGCCGCCGCTGCGCGTCTTGCTGCCTGCTCGTTCTGATAAGTCTTGCGTAACACAAACACATTGCCTTCCGCGCCTTCCATATAATCACCTTCACGGCTGCTGCTTTTCTCCTTTTTGGGTTTTGGCGGTTTACGGCGTTTTACGCTGACTTTTTTCTTTTTCCCGTAATTAAGATCAAGCCAGTAGGCGCGTACCCCCGTATAAGCCTCGCGGTCAGCAATACGGAACTGATGGCGATCGCCGCTGCTGCGTGTAATGGCGAACGAGGGCAACGGCTGGCCCTGTGCGTTCACGCCACCACCTGGCATGATGAATAACAGATTGCCGCTTTTTACCGTGGTGATTGCGCCCAGCATTTCCGCCATGCGCGTAAGGAAGGACATGTCGCTTTCTTCGGTCTGGTCGGCGTGGTCGATTTCGATATCCATCAGCATTTCGCTGATTTGCGGTTTCAGACCATACCGATGAGCGATGGCGGATACCACACGCTCAACGGTCACATCATGCCAGGACACCTCACGTTTAACGTTAAATTCATCCCGAAAATCTGCGCTTCTGGCCGAAACAGTCAGCCTGTCCGGCGGTCCTTCGTGAGCGATTTCATCAACAATGTAAGTGCCTTTTTCTGTCAGCGGTTCGCCTTTCCAGCCAATGAGAACCTTCAGGCGCGCGCCCCGTGGCGGTAGCTGCAACTGACCATCCGCATCATCCAGCGTGATGGTGAGCTGGTCTGCCTCAAATCCCCGGTTGTCGGTCAGCGACAGGCTCATCAGGCGCTCTGCCACGCCTGACAGCGTTTTACCCTCCGCGAGAATATCAAAATCCGGCATTTTTACAGGGTCTGTGCCTTGACTGAGCAATTGCATGGTGGTGTCGGTCATCTGCTCCCTCCCTGTGTGGCATGGTCGCATGTGCGTGCGGAGGGGGTTACTGCTTTTTGTTGTCGCCGTGGCGGGAGAACGGCGCAGGGGTGAGATTACGCGCGTGGTGGGTGATGATTGTTGCCGAATCATTTAACGGATACAAGGGGCTGAAGCTATGAGTGAAACTCGTTTTCATGGTGCCCGTGTTACGGAAAATACCGACCTGGTAACAGCGATTAACGATGTTGATTCCAGCGTTATCGGTATCGTGGCAACGGCGGATGATGCGGACGCGAAGCTGTTCCCGCTGAACAAGCCCACACTGCTGACCCGCGTCAATGACGTGCTGGGAAAATGCGGAACAACGGGGACGCTTTATCGTGCGCTTAAGGCCATCGCAGACCAGGTGAGCACAAAGGTGATCGTCGTTCGCGTGGCTGAACACAAAGAAGAAGACGAAAAGACGCAGGATCAACTGGTTATCGGTGGTTCTGAGGATGACGGCAGCTATACGGGGATGTATGCGCTGCTTGTTGCAGAGCAGGATGAAAGCATCGGATACCGTCCGCGTATTCTGGCCGCGCCGGAGCTGGACACGGAGGCGGTGACAAAATCCCTGTGCGTGATTGCGGGTAAACTGCGCGCATTTGTGTATGCCTCATGTCACGGCTGTAACACGATGGCTGAAGCGATTACCTACCGCCAGAAATTCAACGAACGTGAAGTGATGCTCTTATGGCCGGACTTCATCGCCTACAACCCGAAAAGTGGCGAAAACGAAACGTTCCCCGCGCCTGCCTATGCGTGCGGCCTTCGTGCGTACATTGACCATGAACAGGGCTGGCACAAATCGCTGTCCAACGTTCCGGTTAAAAATGTGCTGGGGATGTCCAGGCATGTGTTCTGGTCGTTGCAGGCCGAAGACAGCGATGCCAACAGCCTCAACAACAAAGAAATCACGACCATTATTCGTCGCAACGGGTTCCGCTTCTGGGGCAACCGCACACCGGAAACGAACGCCTACATCTTTGAGGTGTATACCCGAACCGCACAGGTGCTGGCTGATTCAATTGCGGAAGCGCAGTTTGAAACCATCGACAGTCCACTGACACCTGCGAACGTGAAGGATGTTATCAGCGCCATCAGGGCAAAACTGGATTCGCTGGTTACTGCCGGGAAACTGATTGGTGCGGAGTGCTGGTATGACGTGGTGGATAACGGCACCACGAATTTACGTCAGGGACGTGTGCGTATTCGCTACAAATACACGCCCGCTCCGCCACTGGAAGACATGGAGCTTTACCAGACGTTTACAGATGAATTCTTTGGCCCTGCCTTTGCGGTGCTGGGAGGTGCTTAATGGCTGTACCAAAAAATCTTCGCTTTTTTACGCTGTTTGTGGATGGCGAGAATGAAGTGGGTAAGGTGACGTCTGTCACTTTGCCAAAACTGACGCGCAAGACTGAGAGTTTTCGTGGCGGTGGCATGATGGGGGCGGTCAGTATCGACCTCGGTCTGGACGATTCTGCACTTGATGCCAGCTTTGTGATGGGCGGCGCCGTGCGTGCCCTGTTTCTCAAATACGGCGGAACCATTGACGGGACGCTGCTGCGTTTTGTCGGTGAATACTACACCGACGACGAAAGCGAACTGTATGAGGTTGAGATGCGCGGACGTGTGACGGAAATTGATACGGGGGAGGCCAAACAGGGGGAAGCCACCTCGCACACGTACACCATCAAAAACACCTACTACAAGATGAGCGTTGACGATCGTCCGGTCTGGGAAATCGACCTGCTGAACTTCATTTACCGCAAGGACGGCAGGGACATTGTGCCCGATCGCATCCGTTCCGCGCTCGGGCTTGGCTGATAAGTAATATGCAGGCGGCGCAGTGCGTCGCCTCTGACTGAAAAGGAGACCTCCATGAAAAACACCGATACTGAAACCCGTGATAACAGCGTGGCGGATGATGTGGCGACCGGTGAGGATGCAGCCGCTGAACGTGGCGTAAAACTGCTCCGTCCGGTTGAGCGTGGCGGTGAAAAAATCACGTACGTGGAAATCACCGGGGCGATTGAGCAGGCTGGTTCCCTGCGCGGTCTGTCACTGACTGACGTGCTGAATCTGAAAACGGATGCCATGTTCACGCTGTTGCCCCGCGTGACGTCGCCGCGACTGGATGAAGTGACGCTTAAAAAAATGTCGTCACGCGACTTTATCCAGTTGTGTGCAGTGGCCGTAAATTTTATGAGCGAGCCGGACTCTGGCGGGAAGAGCGCGCAGGAGACGGCAGCGTAATCAGCCTGGTGTGCTTTGAGCACATCGAAGATCTTGTGGCAGATATCGCCGTTGTTTTTAACTGGTCGCCCGCCGAAATCTTCATGATGTCCCCCGGCGAAGTGGTTGCCTGGCGTGAGCGGGCGGCACTTCGTAGCGGGAATACCGACAATGAAGACTCTTGATATCCGGGTCGCTTTCAGTGCTGTTGACAGGCTGACCCGGCCTACCGAAAACGCCCGCCGCCTGATGGGGCAGTTTGGTGACGCCATCCAGCGAACGCAGGGGGCGATCAAAAATCTCGAGCGTCAGGCGCGTTCATTTGAGCGCGCCCGTGACGCTGTCAGTAAAGCGGATGCGGGCATCGTGAAAGCACGACGCCAGCTTAACGCCCTTAATCAGTTACAACGCACGGGTACAGTGCTCAGCGAAAAACAACAAAAGCTGATGCAGCAGTTAAGCACCCGACTTGAACGCCTGAATGAAACCCGCACGCGTGAAATAGAAAAAATGCGCGAGCTGGGTGCAGAGCTGAAGCGCCATGGCATTTCCCTGACGGGCAGCGACAACACCATCCAGCAGGCTATCCGGCGCACCGAACAATACAACAATCAGCTTGAACGTGAACGGCAGGCGCTGACCCGTGTCACGCAGGCGCGTGAACGTTATTCACGGGCGCAGGAAACCGCCGGAAAACTGAAAACCGGCGGCGCGATGGCTGTCGGTGCCGCTGTGGCCGGCGGCTATGCTGCCGGACGCTTTCTGCAGCCCGCCATCGGGTTCGGGAAAGAGATGTCGCGTGTGCAGGCGCTGACGCGTATCGACAAAACCAGCCCGCAGTTTAAGGCGCTGCGCGAACAGGCGTTAAAACTCGGCTCTGAAACGCAGTTCACCGCAGGCGATGCCGCCAGTGGTCAGGCATTTCTTGCCATGGCGGGCTTCACGCCGGAGGCCATTCAGGCGGCGCTACCTGGTGTGCTGAACATGGCAACGGCCAGCGGCATGGACCTCGGCGAAACTGCCGATATTGGTTCAAATATTCTCACGCAGTTTGGTCTTTCTGCTGACCAGATGGATCGGGTCGGCGATACCCTTACCGCCGCGTTCACCCGTACCAATACCGACCTCCGCGCGCTGGGGGAAACCATGAAATACGCGGGGCCGGTGGCGGGCAAGCTGGGGATATCGCTGGAACAGGCTGCCGCGATGGCGGGCGTGCTGGCGAATATGGGGATCAGGGGGAGCGATGCAGGGACGGCGATGCGTGCCAGCCTTTCCCGCCTGGCATCACCTCCAAAGGCAGCAGCAGAGGCGCTGAAAGAGCTTGGGGTATCTGTCTCCGATGCGAACGGCAAAATGCGCCCGATGGAGGATGTGCTGTCCGACCTTTATAAAGCCACCCGCAAATACGGGGAAGTTGACCGGGTATCGTTCTTTAAGGATATCGCCGGGGAAGAGGCCTTCACATCATTTATGGCCCTCGTTGACGCGGCGGGTAACGGCTCCTTACCCAAACTGAGAAAAGAACTGGAAGCTGCACGTGGTGAAGCAGAGCGCACGGCAAAGGTCATGGCTGACAACCTTGACGGCGACCTGAAATCACTTGGCAGCGCATGGGAAGGGCTGCGTATTCGCATTGCCGATCTGGTTGACGGGCCGCTGCGTTCTGCCACACAGTGGCTCACGCGGGTGGTCGCAAAGGTAACAGCGCTGGCGCAGGCACATCCGGCACTCACCCGCCAGTTACTGATCGCAGGCGGTGCACTGCTGGCAACAACGGCAACGGTGGGCTCCCTGTCGCTGGTTATCGGCGTGCTTTACGGGAAGCTGGCCACGTTGCGTCTGGGCTTTTCTCTTCTGACCAGCTCCATGAACGTTGTCCGGGTGCTGCCTGCACTGTGGGGTATGGTGACAGGCTCCGTCTCCCTGCTGGGTGGTGCTCTCGGGGCGTTGTTCAGTCCGGTGGGCCTGATTGCGGCGGCTCTTGTGGCTGCGGCTGTTCTTATCTGGAAATACTGGGACCCGATTAAGGCATTTTTTGCCGGGGTGTTCAGCGGAATTATGGAGCGGCTGACCCCGCTGCGTGAAACCTTTGAACAGTTCAGCCCCATTTTCGACATGATCGGCAGTGGTATCAGCCAGGTGTTTAACTGGTTCATGTCACTGCTGTCACCGATGGAATCCAGCAAGGAAACACTGGATCAATGCACCAGTGCCGGCGAAGTATTCGGCAGGGTTCTTGGCGGTGCGCTGGAGCTTGTGCTGACGCCTGCGAAAATGTTGCTGGATACGCTGGGATGGATACTGGAGAAGCTGGGCGTGCTTCCGGATGAAGCGGAGCGGGCGAGAAAAAAAATGGAGGACGCTTCAAAGGCTCCTGTGATGTGGGAATGGGATCCTGCTCTCAAGAAAATGGTTCAGAAACCATGGACTCCCAGCCCGGCCCCGTCAGATAAACCCGGCGACAAAAAAGACGATAAACCCAAAGACAACAAACCGCTTACGGATGGCAATACCGGAACCATGCGCAGGCTTGGCAAAATTGCCGATAACACCGGTGGCCTGCTGAATGAAGCAAAGGACGCTAAAAAACGCATCGGTCCCGGCGATATTGTCTTTAAGAACCTGCCCCGTGCGCTGGCCGTTCGTGGTGAATGGCGTGAACGTCAGGTTGAGCGGCTCAGTAAAGCCACACCGGCAGTCAGCATTCCGCAAGCCGTTACCGTTACACCACCCCCGGCGTTGCCGCCCGTTGTTGCCGCAGGGACAGGACAGGTGGCAGAAGCCATCCGGCGCCCTGTTGTGCCATCCGGTGGCGGAGATGCACGCCGCCAGGAGCCAGCCAGATTTGGCGGTGAAATTCATGTTCACCTTCATAACGTTGTCACACAGACACCCCGCGAACTGGCAAAGTTGGTTGGCGAGGCTGTCAGGGCAGAAATGGAACGCCGGGAGCGTGCCGGACGTAGTAGCTTCTACGATAAAGATTAAAGGAGTCATGACCATGATGATGATCTACGGCATGTTTGTTTTTGAGCTGCGCACGCTGCCTCATCAGCAGTTGCAGCAGAGCAGGAGCTGGCGGCATGTGAAGAATGAGCGGATAAACCGTTCAGCAAGCTGGCAGTATATCGGGGCAGGGGAAGATCAGATCACGCTTTCCGGTGTGCTTTACCCTGAAATTACGGGCGGTGAGGTGTCCCTTACACTGTTAACCACGCAGGCCTATACCGGGCTTCCGTGGCCCCTGATTGATGGTGTTGGGCAAATCTACGGTATGTATGTTCTGACCGGCCAGAATATTACGCGCTCTGAATTTGACCGCTACGGTAAGGCGAAAAAGATAGAATTTTCACTGACGCTGCAACGCTGTGATGAGGACATGCGCGAACGCCTGCAATCCTCATCGTTCAGTGATATGTTGAGCAGGTTTAAGAGTGGGGCTTCATCAGCTATGAATGGTGTCTCCGGTGCGATAAAAGGTTTTTTTTAATTTATTACTGGAAAGCGCGGTATATCCGCGCTTTATTGTCACACATAATAACCTGTTGATATAAAATCATTTTATATCTCAGTTTCAGAGGTGGGTAATTTTTTCCCGAAAGTAATTTCCCCGTCCGAACAATCTGACCGCACAATACATCAGCATCCTGCGCCAGCGGGGAACACCCAGTACACACATCGCATCAAGAAATATCTTGTCCGCTTCGTGCTTTGTCCGCAGCGCGTTGTCGTACAGCCAGTCGTGAATAATCGCCGCTTTGGCGTAACGACCGTGTGGCGGAAATACCGACCAGAGAATGCGCGGTACGCTGGCAAGGTCTGTGACATACCCCGCAGGAACCGCAATCACATCCACGGGGTTATCCGTCAGCCAGAACTCAAACGGCTCAACCAGTCGCCAGCGGTAATCATCGAGCATTTCCAGCACGGCAGGAGTGGTGAATTTACTCATCGCCCCATCCCACAACATAACGGCGAACGGCGTCGGCACTGTCCAGTCCTGCCACGTCCTCTTTCATCTGCCGCTGGCGTTCGTGTATCTGAAAACCACGGATAACCATCGCCTGCAACATGGCAGCGTCCAGCTGTACCAGCTCTTCCGGCGTGAGGGTGACGTCCTGGTTATCCGCGTCAGTCCAGAAAAAGCCCGCCGGAAGCGCACCCGCCTGTGCCACAGCAATCACCGGTGCCAGGCGGCTTCGTGAAATTTTTCCACCGTCCCAGCGGTGGCCATTCCACTCAAAAATAATTCCGGCGTTTTCCTGGTCATCACGCCAGCGACTGATTTCATCATGCTTACTCTGACGGATGCGCTCCAGCTGCGCTTCTGTCATCACAAACGGTGCAATTTCTCCGGCAAGGCCATCCTGAAGCGCCTGCCAGACGGCCCGGCCTGTTGCTGCGGTATCTGTGGCGGTTGCGGTGTATGGGATAAACTCTGTTTCCCCTTCAAACAACACCTGACAACTGATCGCGTCATGAGATATGTAAACCGGATTTTTAATTGACAAAATATTCATCTATCTAACCACCTTTTTCATTATGCGAATCTGATAAAGAGGCCAATTTCGTATCCGGTTATTGCACCTATATATCCGTACAGTGCAGCGTAACTGCCAGGGAATGAGCTTGTACCAATATCATCAACATTAAATATCAGCGTTTTCATGTCGGGCTTTAATTCAATATTAATATCCCTTAAATAACGACCATCTACCATGCGGCCACGGGCTGTCATAGTGAAATCATCTGCTGGCCTCATATATGCGGCAAGAAATACATTACCAACATCAGGTTCAAAGGTCGCACTATGCGATCTGATTCGCCTTGCTATTAGATCAGGCGTCACCAGAAATTCCTGCATGGAATAGAGTGTATCGAGCGAAATAAACTGTCTGGCAATTTCTGAAATGCTTGCCAGACTAATCTTTTTATCCGCGTCAAAATACGGAAATGCATTTCCGGCAGGCATTAATTTACTTAGTGCCGTCAGCATGTCATTCAGTGGTTGTTTTTTATCAAGAGCAGCTTTAATCGCCTTAACCGCCTTTGGTGTGGCAGCTTCCGTTTCGCTTTCACTGTCAGTATCGCTACTTAACTGAACAATACCTTTTTGTGTCGTGGTGGCATCCTGCGCAGTATATTTCCCGTCGGCCAGGTCATATGCAGCCTTGACTGCTTTGGGAGTTGCAGCTTCTGTTTCGCTTTCACTGTCAGTATCGTTACTTAACTGAACAATACCTTTTTGTGTTGTGGTTGCGTCCTGTACGGTAAATTTTTCACTTGCAATTTTTATAGCCTTCTTTATAGCGGCAGGGGTTGCGGCTTCTGTCTCGCTGTCACTGTCAGTATCATTACTAAGTCTGACAAAACCTTTTTCTGACAGGGTTGCGTCAGGGTGATTACGGGATTTTTCGTGTTCTTTGATTGCTTCATCCACGTAATCCATGGAGGCCATCGCTGTGCTTTTGTCTATCGTCAGTTCCACTATTGCTGCAGTGGATATGGACAGAATTATGCGGAATGTTTGTGCACGTCCGGACCCTTCGGCAACGGTTGGCTTGTAACTTTCGGCAGTATTGCCCACCGCGATCAAATCGCCGTGCTCATCAAATACACCAATTTCCCGGATCCAGAATCCGCCCGTTTCAGGGGGAATAACCAGCTCCGCAATAATGCGGTTCTGATGTGTTGTGTCCTGGGTGATGCGATTAACGGTATGTCTCCACACCTCATGCACAAGGTGGGTCTGCTTGCTGTCTGGTGTGGGCAACGTGCCGCCACCGTCGCCCACGGCCATATGTGTCAGGCGGACTGGCTTACCATCTGGCGCGGCTGCCTGAGCTAATTTTTTGGCACCAGTATCAGTGATAATGGTTTTAAATTTTCGTATCGTGGTACTCATGCTTAATCGTCCGGATAAATGGTGGTGACTTCACCGTCGTAAGTTGCTGCCGCCGCAAAAATATCCCCCTGGATCTCCTGAATGAGATTCAGCCCTGTCAGGTGGCGGCTGACCGGGCGGGCATCAGCAATCAACCGCTCCATTTCCAGATACATTTCCTCCGTCACGCCGCTGTCCAGTGTGCCGACTTCAACGGTAAATGTTCCCGGTTCCCCGCCGAACTCCCACCATTCAGACACGCGAATGAGGTATCCCAGCGGCTCAATGGCCCGGCGCAGTGCGCTGATGGTCCCTTTGTGTCGGTGTATCAGCCATGCGTCACGAATCACCTGTCGCTTTGTCTCTTCCGGCCAGTTGCGATCCCAGCGGTCAACGGAAAACGCCCAGGCGAGATAGGGCAGCAGATGCACCGGGCAGGTGTCCGGCGACCACAGCGTATTGAGGTCTACCGGAATGCCTGTAATGCGTGTTCCGACGGCTTCGGCACAACGCATGAAATTACTGGCTGATGGCGGTAACAGCGAATCACTCATTGCGCCCGCCCTCGCTGATACTGAATGACTCACAGCGCGCTGCCTGGGTGTCGCTGATAACTATGTTCTGCGTGGGTTCGGTTATCTCCACACGCTGCACTCCGTGCACATGCAGTGCGGCAGCAATGGCGGACAACGCCACGTCCTGACCGATAAGCCCCTGCTCAGCCAGCCACTTCCTGAACGACGATTCCGCCGCCGCAAGAATAGGTTCAGATTCCGGGCCGGGGTAAAAGTACAGTTTTGCATTCAGCCGCCATGTCACGATTCTGGCGCTCTGTACGGTCAGGCGGTCGGCCACCGGGCGGGTATCCTCTGCATTCAGAACGGCGCGAACGGTATTAAGCAACGCCTCCGTTGCTGTGCCGTCGCCTTCAGTGGACAGGATGGAGACCGTCACACAGGCCGGAGACGGGCTGATGGCCCGCGCATCACGCACCAGACCGCTGGCGCTGCGTGCAAAATACTCGTATGCACCTGACGGGCCAGCAACACTCAGGCCGTCATACGCCCGTTGCGCCCGCAATCTCAGCGAGGTGTCGCTCTCCATCACCGCGTCGGTGGTATCCGTTGCCGGAGTGATAACCAGGCGCTTTGTGTTCATATTGCCCGCGAGGTTGTCCAGGTTTGTCCCTGAACCGTGGCTTAACATGCAGGCGCGTGCGCCCTCGTTAACCCGCTGGCGTAACAGCATTTCACGAAAAGACATGGTTTGAGCGATAACGTTCAGGGGTTCCGATTCCAGCTCCAGCGCGGCGGAGACGGCTTCACGCTGTTCGGCAGGATAGGACGCAATCATCATGGCCTTTGTGTCAGCCAGAATTGCCTCAAAGTCAGGCTCCGCGATGATGGCGGGTTCCGGTAACTGTGAAAGGTCAACGGCGGGCATGATTTACTCCCTCAGCGTGATGGTTAATTCAACATTCTGCATGGTCTGCATGACAGTGCCCGACAGCGTCACCCCGGCGCGGCCTCCCGCTTTCCAGACAACGTCGATGGCGTCCAGGGCAATGCGGGGTTCCCATCGTGTCAGCGCAATCACGGCAGCACTCATGCATTGCAGACGCGTGGTGTTATTCATGGGTTCGTCAATCAAATCAGGCACAAGGCTGCCATATTCCCGTCGCATAACCCGGCTTGCCAGCGGGGTGGTCAGGATGTCCCTGACTGACTGTTTCAGGTGCTCCATATCGTTCAGGTTTCCCGTCCCGTCCGGGTTCATTCCTGTGTAGCGGGTTGTCACTGCGGGCCTCCTGTCGAATCGCTGCCGCCTTTCACGCCACCGTGTTTATGCGTATGCACGGTAATGCCGTTTGAGGTGAAGTTGCCGCCGCTGTGCGTGATATTGCCGCTCATCTTTCCTCCTTTTGTGACGTCAAGCGTCGCCGTTCTCAGAAGGTTTGTGCATTCCACGACGGGCGTATCCAGTTTCACGCTGACGGATGCCTGTAAAGTGGCCGTTTTCATGCCGCTGGCGCTCAGTGCGCCAGCGTCCGCGTCGTAGCGGAACACCGCGCCGTCCGGCGCGCTGATCACGATTTCTTTCAGGCTTTTGCCGGGTGCCGGATTGGCATCACTCCACAGGCTGCCAATTATCATGGCGGTTTCCGGGTTGCCGCCAATGCAGGCAATTACCACCTGTTCGCCTGGTGATGGCGGCAGCCACACATTGAAGGCTCCCGCGCGCGTGGTGTTCCAGCGCAGCCAGCCTGTTTCCAGTTCGCCGCTGCGAACGCGCACGCGCCAGGACTTCTCATCAACTTCAGAGATGATCCCGGTGCGGATGATATTGCTCAGCAGTCGCATGAGTTCTGCGCTCACCGTACAGCCTCCGCAATCCGGCCCAGCACCGTGTTATAAATCAGGCGCTCATCTGCCTGGCTGATACCCAACAGCTCACGTACCGGGTAATCGGTGAAAATGCCCGGCGCAACCTGATCGCGCTCACCGAACTGATGAACGCGGGCAATACGTGCGGCCACGCCGCTGTAACCCACCGTCACACCGGAAGCATCTGCACGGGCTTTCAGGTAGCGGGCGGTGCGCAGTTTTACGAACATGGGGACGCGCTTTGTGCTGTCCTGGTTGATGCGCCGGGTGCGTATTTCCAGAAAACGGTCGATGTCATCCCGGTAAAACGTGCGGATATTATTTTTATCCTCATCCCACCCGGTAATGGTTCGCCCGTATTTCCCCGTGTCGTGATGCCAGTTTTTCAGCGTGCGTGCTTCGTTATTCCAGATAAAGCGAATGCGTTCCTGTATCCGGGTTACGCGGCGTCTGCGTGGTGTCCACGCGGTCCCGTCCGGCGCTTTCTGTGACCGGATACGCGCCTGCTGGGCGCGGCGTAAATCCTGTGCCAGCTTTCTGGCGATGTTATTGATGGCCTGCTGATTCAGGCTGTCGCGGATGGCCTCAAAGGTTTCATCCACGCGGGTGAATGCCTTATCCATCGCTTTCACCCCACGTCACATCCTGGAATACATGCGACCAGTCGCCTTCGGAAGATGGCAGGCGGGGTTTTGGCTCCGGCAGGTGTTCTGCCTGCGGCGTGCCCTGACTGCTGCGCGTGATGCGAACGCGTTCCTGCAGAGGGAGCGTAAACAGGAGATCGGCGCTGTCATCGTCATTGATAACGGCGGAGAATTTGATGTCCTGATTACGCTCCGGATTGAGCAACAACTGTGGCTGATTTTCGGATAACCACGCCAGTAGCGGCAGCGTGAGGTCGTCCAGCTCCCCGGCGTAATCCATGACAAACATCACCATCTGATAGCGGTAAACAAACGAGGGCGTTTCTCCGGTCGTTTCAATGTTGCCGCTCTCCACGAAAATGGTGAATTTTTCCGGGTTGGCCTGACACCATCGGCATGAACGGGTCATGGCTTCACGCAGGGAATCAGTTTTCAGCATGGTTGTTGTCCTCGTTGTTCAGTCGTTGCAGCCTGCGCTGTTCCAGTAATTCAATGGCCCGTTTATCCGCGTTACAGGTTTCCAGTGCATCCAGAAGGCGGTCGCCCCATATACCGAGATTTCCCCATGTGGGAGTATCAGGGAAGGGGGGAGGCATTACTGGTATGGTCAGCGTCTGCGGTATAAGCCGGACTGACGGCGCTGGCCGTGGCGCGTTCTGCGTGCCTGCGCAACCTGTCAGTAAAACGAGCGTCAGGCAAAGCGTGGGCGCATTCATCTTTTGCAATATCGTTGCGTAGCTGTTCACGTCTGGCCTCTCCGTCCTGATTTCGCTGTTGATTTTCCACGCGGAGTTGCGCCAGCACCTGCTGCATATCCTGTACCCCGGTGCTGATGATATTCAGGGTGTCGGCGGTACTTTTCAGGGCGCTGGCCTGCGCTTCGTTTCTGGCGTTCTCCCGGCCCAGCGACCACGACAGACGCATGGATGTTCCCCATGCGGCAATCAGAAGGAAAGCGACGCCCAGCGTGGGCCAGAGCTTCATGCCGGATAGGCTCCGTGTGGTAACTGAAAATGCGGTCCGTCTTTCAGGGTCTTCCAGTCGCCGCCCCATTCCACCGGAATATTCAGTTCCCGGCTGGCCTGTCTGAATGCTGCTGCGATTTTTTCGTACAGCGGCCATTCCCATGACACCTGGCTGCCGATATAAGCCACAACATCCACGGCATGCCCCGTAAGGTGGCGGCTGTTCATGGTCTGGCTCTTACCCGTGGCCACCAGTTGCTTCTGGCGGTAACGGCTGCGCAACCCTTCGGTGATACCAAAATCCACTTCCGAGATTTCCAGTGCCCGTCGGGTCACTTTCACCAGATCAGGATTTACGCCCTGCAAATTCTTTTCGCTCCGGCTGCTGAATTTAAATGTGTTGCTCATTCGTCCTTCTCCTTCACCCTGCGATTAAAGGCCGCAATAACCTTGTCGCGTGCTTTCTCTGCACCCATAAAACCGATTGATGCGCCGATAAACGTCACGGCATCTTCAGGAAACCCGAAGAAGCGCAACGACCCGGCCACGGCCATGGCAAGAACGCCGCACGCCAGCGATCCCGTTACGGTCTGAACCAGTGTTCGTCCGTCATAAAGACTCATCAGCGCGGAAATGCTGACCGCCGCGCCTACTGCATACACCGTTGGCAGGTGGTCAAAGAGCCACGCAATAACCTGCTCTGTGATCCCTGTTTGAATGGTGCTCACTGCTACTCCCCCCACAACTGAATCATTTCTCGTTTCTTCTTCTCCGGCTCCGGCATCTCCACCTCCTGCCCGGCGTCCAGAAATACCTGCTGACAGAGTCCGGGGTTGGCATCCAGCACCTTTTCGGTGACGCCCTGCGTCGTGCCGTAGTACCGGAAACAGAGCGAATCCACGGTGTCGCCTTCCAGTGCCTTCACTTTCATCAGCACAACTCCGCAAAGATTCGCGGGCGGCACAGAATGTCAGAGATGGCCCAGCTCACATCGCGCCACAGATCCGCAGCCTGTGCGTCCAGTGCGTCTGCCCGGCGCTCGCCTTTATCCGTTGTGTCCGCATCGCGGTAACGCTCCAGAATCAGGGCGCGTGTGGCGGTATAAACGGCATTACGCCAGTGCCAGAGATTGACGCTTTCTCCGTTAATTACGGGTGCCGGAACATCGGCCAGCGTCTGATGGCCAGCCGCCTGCTGTTCCTGCTGCCACGCTTCCAGCTCGCGGATAACGTGTGCCACGGCCCCGGTGGCGGTATGCAGCAGGCGGGAGGTGGTCACACGCCCCGGCAGTCGTACCGCCAGACGCAGATCTCGCAGCACAATATCCGGCCAGAATGCGCCCGCTGAAATGCGAGTGTCGCCATCATCGGTATCGGTGATGTCGTCCTCTGCGGGTCTGGGGTCAGTTCTGGCAACCATACTCATGGGGTTCACTCCTGAAAAAATCGGGCGGTGGGTGCGCGGTGTAAACGGTCACGGAGTCAAACCGGAACACCGTGCACGCCGCCCGCTGACGGGGTCAGTCGTTAAACGCGCTTCGCCTTCTGCGTCGCGGTGGTTTTTCGTGTTGCAGGCTTCCGCGTTGTCTTTTTACTTTTGCTGCTTTCGTCCTGCGCCTGCTGTGCGCTGGCGTCATCTGGGGCGGCTGCGGAATCGGCTTTTTTCAGGGCGCGGGAAAGGGTTGCAATCTCGCGTTTCACACCTGCGTTCGGGTTCAGGTGCATCGCTTCGCGCAGCAGCTTCAGTGACAGGGCCATGCTGTCCGCATCGCTCAGGCCACGGCGGGCAAAGGCGCACGCCTTGCATAATTTGGCGCGTACTTCGTCCGGCATATCCTGGTCGGTGACAATCTCCCGGAGGGTGTCCAGTGGTTCGATAAAGGCGGACAAATCCGCGTCGGCATCCGTCCCGGCCTGCGTCAGTACCGGGTTGCAGATTTCTTCGGTCAGCACTGTGGCAGCAGTACGGCCAAAGTTATCCGGCATGATGAGGTTGTGACGGACCACATACGCACCAATACGCAATGCCAGCGGAAGATCGCCACAGTCAATCGCCCACACCATCAGCGTGGCAATCACCTCATCCTGCTGCCCGCCGTCAGCCTCCAGCGTTCCTTCAATCCAGCCGGAAAAGTCCGGTAACAACTCTTTTTTGATGGCGGCTTTGGCGCTTCTGGCCTGTACGCCCTTAAGTCGGGCCTGTGCCAGACGCAGACGATACAGCACCTCTTCATGCGCGGTACGTGCGGCGTGATCCACGCCTTCATTCGCCCGGCCTGCGCGCTGCGCCATCACGTTCTGCCAGTGTTGCTGTGCAGGGGTAATCATTCTTTCTCTCCGTTACAGGCGGGCATGATGCCCGCCGTGAGTTGATTAGCTGTCGGCGAACTTCAGGCCAGTGACCATCGCGCACTTGCCATAGTCTTCAACGACATAAGCGTCATTGATGGACTGGTAAGTGGCGATACGGTTGTATTCCGGCTCGTCTTTCATCAGGCGACGCATTGAGCCTCTCTGCCAGTAAATTGACAGGTTGTTGAATGAGGTAATCAGCATCGTTGCATCCGGGAAGAACGGCGCAAGGAATACATCCAGCCCGCCAATGGTGCGCGATGACAGGATGAGCTGTCCGGCGAGTAATTCCGCATTGGGATTCTGGCCGCTGATGCTGTTCAGAACGGGCAGACGCAGCGAGTTAAACAGGTTGCGCCCCATAATCACCACGAGGTCGTCTGCTTCCTTGTGCCATTCATCCAGCAGGGATGAGCGCGCGTCCTGTACGAGTGCATCAGCGTTCGCATACTTACCCGCGTGCGCCACGGTGTTGTCCATGTTGCGGGAAGTCAGCGTCACGTCATTCATTACGCGTTCACTGGCATCGGTTCTGATGTGCTCCAGCCAGCCCACGTTAACGTCCTGAAGCAGCTTGTTGGTGCTGAAATTGGATTTTTCCGCGTGTGATGTGCCGTTAAAGCCGATCATGATGCGGTCAAGCGCCACCTGCCGGGCAATCTGTGTGCTGATGCGCGACTGAAAATCGCTGTGAGCCGCCCAGGCATCAAGCTTCGGATACGAAATAAAGGTGTCGTAGTTCACCTGTTCACACTGGTACTGACGAGCCTTCATATCGACAGCGTTAATCGGATTACGGCGATCTGTGCCGTCATAACTGGTATTCGTGCGCGCAATCGGCCCGGTGGTGTCCAGGAGAACTTTTTCGCCTTTCTGGTCAGTTACACCGATTACGTTAATTCTTTTCGTAAATTCGGTACTTTCCTTTGAAGCGTTTTCAAAACGCTGTTGTACCGATGGATTGACGGTAAATCGCGATACCAGCGCAGAAACCGGGATATTGTTAAGCGACGCCTGCTGCGCCATATAGCAACCCAGCTTGTTGCGGGTAATATCTGACATCACCAGATTCATAAAAAATTTGCTCCTTTGTCTTATCAGAAGTCAGCCAGTTGGTCGGAGGCTGCGCCCGTTGCGGTGAACCGGTTCTGCGGATCGCCGTCCTGCGTGCGCAGTTTTTCCTTCAGTGCTGTCAGCTCTGTGGTCAGTGACGTGATTTTCTGGCGGTCCTGCTGATGGCGGGTTTCCAGCACATTAAAACGGTCGATAATGTCGGCCTGTGACGTTGCGACGCCTTCCACCGCTTCCTGAATACGGGAGAAACTGGCGTCATCCGCTTTGCGGCCACGACCAATAATCCCCATTACGCGGTTAAACCACTGGGTGCCTTCTTCCTGGCGTTGTTCTGCCATTTCGATGATTTCAGACTCGATGGCTTCGGAAATGAGCGGTGCTTCACCCTGGACACTGTTGAACGTCATCACCGCCTGACGTTGCTGTGCCGTGAATTTCAGGCGCTCAGTGCCCAGGCTTGCCGGGGTGTCGGTCATCGCCAGCCCGACCAGATAGGCGCGCCCGTTAACGGAGAACTGCGGGTGCAGTTCGATACTGGAATAGATTTTCTTGCCGTCCGCGACAAGCTGCTTCATGCGCTCGGTCGGTTCGATTTCTGCATACAGCGCAGTACGTCCGGCCAGCGGACCTTCCGTAATGTCTTCCGTACTCAGTGCGGTGACATCGCCCATTGCGGAAAATTCGCTTGACGGGCATGGCGAGAGATAGTGCTCAACGTTCACGCGGGCAGCGTAAACATCCGGGTTGAAGTTCTCGGCGGCTTCACGCAGATGCACCGGACTGATTTCACGGCCATCAACAGTTGATCCGGAGACAGCCACGCGAAACTTTTTGCGGGATGTCTTTTTTTCATTAGCCATAGTTTTTGCCCCTCTGACTGGTTCTTCAGTCATGATGGCAAAGCGTAACAGGCTGATACAAAGGTCTTTTGTTGTAAGGAAACGGCCAGAACAGGGGGTTAAGGAGAACGGTTTCGCGCGCGGGTAATCTTCCTGTAATTACTCAGGGGGAGCAATGATTCAGGACGCTTTTGTGCGCCAGCGTGCGCGGCAACTTTACTGGCAGGGTTATCCGCCCGCAGAAATATCACGTCTGATGGGAATAAACCCGAACACGATTTATGCGTGGAAAAAACGCGACCAGTGGGATGAAACGCCACCCGTGCAGCGTGTCACGCAGTCCATCGATGCGCGCCTCATCCAGCTTACTGAAAAACAGAATAAAACAGGTGGTGACTTTAAGGAAATAGACCTGCTGACCCGGCAGCTTAAAAAACTGCATGATGGCCAGCCGGATGCGACGGCCACAGGAAAGAAAGGCCGGGCGAAAAAACTTAAAAATCATTTCACGCCGGAGCAGATTGCCGCACTGCGGGAAAAAATCATCAGCAGGCTGGAGTGGCATCAGCGGGGCTGGTTTGACTCCCTGACCCTTTGCAGTGAAGCCGGGATACGTAACAGGATGATCCTGAAATCCCGACAGATTGGGGCGACCTGGTATTTTGCACAGGAAGCACTGCTGATGGCGCTGCGTGACGATGTGGCACAACCTTACCAGCGTAACCAGATTTTTTTGTCTGCGTCGCGTCGTCAGGCGTTCCAGTTTAAAAGCATTATTCAGAAGGCCGCGGCTGAAGTTGATGTGGAGCTGAAAGGGGGCGATAAAATCATCCTCTCCAACGGCGCAGAACTGCATTTTCTCGGTACTTCTGCTGCGACGGCACAGTCCTACACAGGCAATTTTTATTTTGATGAATTTTTCTGGGTCAGTCGCTTTGCTGAACTGCGCAAGGTGGCTGGCGCTATGGCAACCCTCAGCGGACTGCGGCGCACCTACTTCTCCACGCCATCCACCGAAACGCACGAGGCATACGTCTATTGGAACGGCGACCGCTGGAACGAGAAAAAGGCCGCGCATAAACGCCAGCGTTTTTCTGTGGACTGGAAAACGCTGCATAACGGACTTATCTGCCCCGACCGGACGTGGCGGCAAATTGTCACGCTGGAAGATGTGGTTAATCACGGCTGGAAACACACCGATATTGATGAAATTCGTGATGAAAACACCGAAGACGAGTTCCGCAATCTCTATATGTGTGAGTTTGTCCGCGAAGGGGAATCGGCATTTAACCTGAATATCCTGATTGGCTGCGGTGTTGACGGATACGACGACTGGAAAGACTGGAAACCTTTTGCTCCCCGCCCGATGGGGAATCGTCCGGTATGGATTGGGTATGACGCAAACGGCAGCAGTGGAAACGGCGACAGCGGCGCGGTGTCCGTGGTGGTTCCTCCGGCTGTTCCTGGTGGCCGTTTTCGAACGGTGGAGACGCGACGCGTTCAGGGGCTGGAGTTTGAAGAACAGGCCAGAGTCATTGAAGAGTTCACGTGTCGCTACAACGTGGAACACATCGGCATTGATGCGACTGGCGGGCACGGGGATGCCGTTTATCAGATAGTGAAACGGTTTTTCCCTGCTGCTATTCCGTACACCTTCACGCTGTCATCAAAACGGTCGCTGGTACTGAAAATGCTGCAAATAATGCGTGCCGGGCGGTGGGAATACGATCGTGCCGAACGCGAGCTGGTCGCGGCCTTTAACGCCGTACGTAAGGTGAAAACACCGGGCGGCTTTATCACTTACGAAACGGACCGAGCGAGGGGGATCAGCCACGGCGACCTTGCGTGGGCAACCATGCTTGCTGTCATTAATGAACCGATTGGCGGCGAAGGAGAAAACGAGCGTTTCACGGTTATGGAGTTCTGATGAGCAGAAAAAATAAAAAAGTGCGCATGAGTTCACGCATTGATCTCGCTGATGCGCTCAGGAAAGAATCATCGCTCAGTGCATTCACATTTGATGGTCCTTATCGCCTGACCGGGCATGACCTGCTGGACAATATGTACTGTGCTGATAACGGGCGGTGGTATGAAACCCCGGTGGACTGGTACGGTCTGGCAAGAGCTGCCCGGCAAACGTCCTGGCATCAGTCTGCGCTTTACTTTAAGCGCAATGTATTGCTCGGCTGCTATATTCCGCACCCGCTGCTTTCCCGGCAGGATTTCTCGGCGCTGGCGCTGGACTGGTTTGTGTTCGGTAACGCATTCCTTGAGCTTCGGAGCAATATGCTCGGCGAACCGCTTAAATTACGGCACGCCCTGGCGAAATACATGCGACGCGGAAGCGATCTTGAATCATGGTGGTATGTGCAGGATGGCAAGGATGCGTTTCAGTTTCGCCCTGGTAAAGTGTGCCACCTGATGAATCCGGATATTAACCAGGAAATCTACGGCATGCCGGAATATCTTGGCGCATTACTCTCGGCCAGCCTTTCTCATTCGGCGGACATGTTCAGAAAACTGTACTACGACAACGGATCCCACGCCGGGTGCATCATCTACATCGGTGCAGCGCAGGTAAACCGCGAAAGCATGGACTCCCTGAAAGAAACGCTACAGGGGGCACGTGGTGGTGGTGCGTTTAAAAACGTGCTCATTCATGCGCCCAACGGGGGCAAAGAGGGGGTGCAAATTTTGCCGTTCCAGCAGATCACCGCAAAGGATGAGTTCATGAATGTTAAGGCGGCATCCCGTGATGATGTGCTGGCTGCGCACCGCGTTCCGCCGCAACTGATGGGGGCGATGCCGGGCGAAAAAAGTGCGTTTGGTGATGTGGAGAAGGCCGCGCGGGTTTACGCAATTAACGAGCTGATGCCCGTCATGGAGGCCATGAAGCACATCAATGACTGGCTTGGCGAAGAGGTGATCCGCTTTAACCCTTACGCACTGTTAGATACCCAGCCCACATCCTGACGCGCTTCGCTTGTCTGCTGCTTCGCCGGGGCATAAAAAATTTATGCCCCGACTCTCCAGCTCCTGTATCAGTCAGATAATTTCACGATGCTTTCCTGCTTATTGCCATCATCGACGGTCAGATTCTTACGCAATCCCACTGCGCTGACTGCATGTTCTCGCCGCCTCAGTGCGATTTTGACGGCCTTACCTTTCACCCCATCAAACCAGAATCCCTCACGTATTTTTCACGCTCAGCGTGAGAAATACGGCCATTCTGTCGTGTCGCTGCGACATCGTTAAGGGAACGCTATTTACCCCCAGAAACGCGGGCTGTTCCCCCGTCACCTGCGCGCAGAAAAAGCGCGTTTTTTTGTGCGCGCACGGATCCTTGACGGATCCAGCCGCCATGCGGGCCGGAAGGGTAAAAAGTCGTTCAAAAAAATTGTGCAAATTTGTGCACTATTGTGCAACAGAGAAAGAAGGCCAGGAAGAAAGAAAAGCCGCCTTCAAAAGGCAGCTTTTCAGATTAGTAAGGGATTGATAGATAGTCGTCGCAAAACTCAAAAAGAAGACTGGAACTCTTCTGCTCTGCGCTCAATTTCTGCCATGTAGGATGTACGGGCTAACTCATGCGCATTGGGTGTCATAATGCTGATTAGCTGATACTTATCTGGATATAAGAAATGGCGGGAGTAAACAAGATAACTGTTTGATTTACGCGAGGCGGCAGGTAGCTTTGCAGGCCACGGCTGTTCATCAGGTAAACGAATGTGAATCTTAAAAACAAAAGAATCACGAAGACGCCCGCTATCTTCCCACTGCCCTTCGTTGCCAAAGACTGAGGGTAAAGATCCGCCGTTTTTCCATGACTGCAAAGCATGTGCATATTTACGAGCAACTGCGGGGAGTTCTATGTCATTGTGGACAGAGACTTTAATCATGGCCCTGCCTTAATGGAACGTTGGATCTTTAAGGCCCAGCTTTTTATGTTCACTGCGGATAAGTGCGCGAACCTGATCGGCGGTAACACCCAGATCAGCATCTGAAGTTTTCTTCGGCACATGCGTGCTTTCAATGAAGGATAAAATATCTTCAATCGTATAGCGGAGCGTCGCAGCGGAACGAGCAAAAGCGACAATCTCTTTTCTCAGTTCCGCGTTACTTTCAGGTACGCTTTTCAGCGCAACCCTTGCAGCCTCGACAAAACTTGCACATACCGCAATATGACGGAAAAGGCTTTCAAACCCTTCCTGAGTCTCTTTTTTCTGATTTTTCAGAATAATAGGGATCTGCTTTTCTTCCCATTCGATGCGAAGGTTTGCCCTGTGTGTCTTCATCCTATCAGCCAGGTTAAGCATATAACTGGTGGCCTCATCAATAGGAAGGTATGCCACAGAATCCTTTACGTCCTGGAGGGATAGCGTAGACGTACTGTGCCGGGAGATTGATAAGTCATGATGCACAATGCTACTGGCAGGAACAGGGGCGAGAGCCACCGCCAGCGCTGCGGCCATAGATGTTATTTTATTTTTTTTACTGCTCATAATTGCCTTTCCTGCCAATAATCGTGAACCACTGCCGGAATGATAGCGCAAAAAATCACCCGCTGAAACGAATTATCCTTGCGGCAAAACTAGCCCGCGTCAACCTCATACCACGCCAGCGTCGATTGATAGTTTTGTGCCGCCTCGCGTAATGCCTGATAGTCAATTTTGCTCACTGGTTGCCTCCTTTGTGTTGCGTCAGCTCTTCCTGCGCCTGCATCATGCGATTGACCTGAATGCGTGTGCGTCGAACGGCAAAATTAAATTGAAACATGAGCCGGAACATTTCTGAGGCTTCCGTGTGAGCATCATGGAGAGGTGACAGGCGGTACAGTTCTGCCTCCGTAGCTTGTTGAATCAATGACAGATCAAATTGAAGTGCGGGTCTGGTACATTTTGCACATCTGGCAGCAAGCTCCGGCATCAGTTTCTTAACGAAGGTGTTTTGCACCGCTTTGTTGAGTTGTGTCTGCATCCAAATCGCAAATTTCAGCGAACGCATAAGTTTGATAGCCTCGGGCAGCGGCAGATAGATCATGCTGGTAGATTTGGGTGGTTGGTGAATCATCTTCACGGATACGCGATTTCGCAGCGTTCGGAAAATCGTGTTCCCAACAACAGCTTCTACGGATACAGGACAGGGAGCCAGACCAGCCCGCAGTGCTTCTTTCATTAGCATGTATTCGTATTTTTTCATCGTGTTTTCCTCGCGCGGGGCGACAGTGCACCCCGATAAAATTAAAAGCCGTCAAATTCGTCATTCAGGAAATAATGCCCGGATATTCCCTGCCATCTGACTGGTTATCTGTGTGGTTGGTACTGGCTGTGACACGGGGCGTTCTGTCCTGGTTTGTGTCACCGATAACGCCTCATCGTCAGCCCATGCAGCCAGTCGGTAAGCCTCTGCTGGATTCATTTTCAGAAGTGCCAGCCCGGCCAGAAAAGCCACGCGTTGGCCGCTTTTGCGGGCTTCTGGTGTAAGGCTGTCCAGCCAGGCGCATGCTTCGCCTTCGTTCTTGACGGCGGCGGGCTTCAGATAGAAACTTATCCGTCTGGTTGGAGTCGTCATTGGTTTACTCCTTGTCCATTGCGTACAGCCCATTAACCAGAGCAAACTGTGGCACCCCGTCCGCGATGAAATTCGCATTAACTCCGCAGGCTTCGCGGATAGCGGGTGCCACAATCTCCGCCCCGCCACCGACAACCATCACCCGCCCGTAACCCGAAAAACCCGCCAGCGCGCGGATCACGCGTTGTTTCAGTGTTTCTTCCTTTTCACGAATAACCGCCATCAGGCTGGCGTAATGCGCGTCATTGTGGATGTGCTGGCGCAGCCAGGCTTCATCATGGCGATGTTCGATAATGGTATTGGCGATGTGGTGACTGGTGCGCATACCGTTAGTGGCCATCACCGACAGTACGGCATCGGCCATCAGAGAAACGCCTACGTGTGGATCGCAAAACACCTGGCTGATACCTGCCAGTTGCCCCTGAACTTTTGCCACATCCAGCGTGGTTCCGCCCAAATCCACAATCAGCAGGGATTCAAACGGACTCATGTCAGCCAGTGCCTTAAAGCCAGCCGGAATGGATTCAGGCATAACCCGCACGTTACGGATAGTGAATGCTTCGCCGTTCTGGTACTCCACCGGGCGCATAACGTTCGCTTTTTTGCGGTTGATGTTGGCCATGTCCGGCTGTGCGTTTGTGTCGAAATACTCGCTCAGTGGCAGGGTGACAACCACATCCACCTCCTGTGGCGTGATGCCTGATTTGACCAGCGCGTGATGAATGGCAATGACATTCACATCGCTGTATTGGTATTGCGTGTCGGTCGTCTGGACAAAGCGATCGCTGACCGGATCAAAACCATAGCGCACGCCATCAAGCATGTAGTTCGCGGGCTGCGTGCCACCGAACGGCGCAGACCATTCCGACTTGAAGCTGTTCGGGCTGATGGCGTTGCGGCGTTCGCCGTTCTCAGTCCATGCCAGCTTGATGTTGGTGGAGCCGTCGTCGATGTGAATTTTCATGTCGCTTTTCCTTATGTTGATTAATTAATCGTTTACAGGATTTTTAAATCCCGCTTTTGCCTGTTTTGTGCGCGCTTCATATATCGCGGCACGTTTTTTGCTCATTTACGGGATTTGTGAATCCCGTTTCTGTCTGTTTTTTTGTTTCCACTGGTCAGGCTACCCCGCAGCAGGTCTGCTTTGCGGTGGGCGCGCTCAGTGGTTTCACTGATTCTCTGTGCGTGCTCTGCGTCACGGATGGCGCGCAACATGTCAGAAAGCACGGTAACGGGGGTTTTCATGGTGTTCTGGTCCTGCTGAAGTGTGGATGCCAGACGTGCGGCGGCTTCGGGGTCTGATGCCCCCAGTTGTTCCAGATAGCTGGCGACCGGGTTATGGCGGATCTCTGTGCTGCTTACGCCGTGATTACGGCTCAGGCGCTGCCAGAGCTGCGTGATTCGGCTGTCCGGGCGGGTATCCGGTTTGCGTACAATTTCAAATCCCTGCGGTGCAATGATGCTGCCGTCAACGTACAGGCTGCCGCCCCGTAACAGGTGCTGCATCTGCTGTTCACCGATATGCAGGCCGAGAGATTCGGCAGATTCCCGCCATTCTTTAGCGAGTAATTCGTGGTTATCAGGCAAAGGCCGCTGCTGTTTGCGGCTCTGTGTCCAGCTCTGCATTTCATCACTGCTGTTTTTTGCCTGTTTGTCACGAAGCCGAAGCGAACGCATCAGCGCCCGGCGTTCGTGCCGTTTCAGTGAGCGCATCCATTCGTTCACTTCAACGCCGTCAGGGAGCTGCGGCCACGGTGCTGACCGTTCTTCCGGCTGTTCTGTCCCGTTGTTGTCCGTTTCCTGTACACGGGGACAGTTATTGCCACGAGTCCAAGGGGCGGCAGGGCCGCCCTGAAGGTCAAAACCATTTTCGCGGGCGCTGTCTTCCGCTTCCGGTTTACGTCTTACCAGCTTCCAGTTATCCGGATGCGTGCACACACGGGAGGATTCCCCGATGAGTGGTGACCAGATCCCGTAAATCTGTACGCTCTGTTCGCCGTAATCGTTCAGCTCATCGGCGAGGTCGTAGGCGGTGCGAATCAGGTAGTCCTTGCGTGGAACAAGTACGCCGCCCTGTTTCTCTATATAGGTGGCAAAACATCCGGCATCAGCGGCAGCGAGTACCGCATCCATTGCGTCATCCTTCAGCCGTTGCGGGCCTTCCGGGTTGCGTGCCATCTGGCTGGCAAGGCGGCGGAGTTCACGCCACACCTGACGGGAGGGGATGCCAAAGAACTGGAACTGGCGGACCCGGTGAAGGCGCGCCCAGCCGATGGCGCGCTCCACGCTCTCGGCCATTGATTTTCCGGTTTCGTGGTCAACGCGTGGTTTGCCCGTTTTCGGGTCGATGCCATCCGCGGCGCGGCTGTCCAGGTTCTTTCCGATGTAGGTGGCGATGTAGCTGGTTGGCGTGCCTTTTGAGCCGTCTACATACTCCGCCTTAAAGCGCGGAGTAATATCATCGCCCAGCTCGTGACGATCTTCCTGAATGGCAATATCGCGGGTGTGGGACACAATGGTGTCGATTTCTTCCGGATGGGCAAAGACCATCATATGCCAGTGTACGGTGCCGTCATGGTGAGGCTCCACCGTGCGGATGCCATACCAGCGCAGGCCGTCGCGGTTCAGTTTTTTGCGGACCGCCGCAAAAAACGTGTTAACCAGGTAGTCGCTGGAGTCGCGCATGGTGGCCCCGTTCCATTTGGGGTTCGGATGACCGTTCTCCGTTGTTGCGTGGTATTTTGACGGGCAGGTGACAGTCAGAAACACCGCTTTGTCACCACGGGCTTCGGCCAGAAGTTCCAGCCCCTTCATGGTGGCCATCATTTCTGCCTTACGGTGAACCGGGTTACTTACTCCCGCGTAATACACTGTCTCGAGATCAATCGTGAACCCGTCTTCGTTTTCCAGCATGAAACTTTTCAGGAAATCGCGTGTTTTCTCGCGCTGTGCGCGAAACTCGCTTAACGCGTCCTGGCTCAGATAAGGCGATGTTTTTCTGGAAACCAGACAGGCGGCGCGGAGTTGTTCTTCTCTCCACTCGCAACGTAACAGCCACAGTTTGCGTTTCCACCAGTCCGCACAGGTCAGGCGAAGGATTGCGCCCGGCAGCAGTTCCGTATCCGGTTCGCTCTTGTTCAGGGCTTCGTAATGTGGCGGCATGATGTGCAGGCGTAATGCGATACGAGCCAGCATCCGGTAAGCCTTCAACATTACATCCATGGTCAGCTCGCCATCTCTGGCACCAAAGCCATCGCAGAGTGTTTCGAAGGTGCTGCTGAACATCGCCGCGGTCATGGTGGCCAGCGTCTGTATCTGGTGCTTGTTGAGCTGCGGCAGGTAAAGCAAATCGTCCAGGCGTTCGCGCCCGGCAAGGGAGCGATAACCCGGTGTCAGCCAGCGTCCGTCAGTGCGATCCAGACGTTCGAATATTTTGCGCAGGGGTCCGCGTGCATAGCGTTCCGCCTGCCAGCTCTTTTTACCTTTCTGGCGATCGGCTTCCTGTTTTTTGCGCAGGAAAGAGAGGTGGCGGCTCAGTGGTTCACGCAGATAAACAGGTAGTGCCTTTAGTGTGGCAAAGGCACGGGCTACCGGGTCTTGTTCTGTTGCCCGGCGCTTACTGATGATGCTCTGTGCCAGCTTTTCACGCTGTCCGGCTTCCTCAAGGGATGCCATGAGTTTTTTACCCATGGCGGATTGTGCGAAAAAGGCTTCTTCCTTCGCTTCCTGTTCTTCCTGTGCCCTTTTGTCCGCCTCAAGGTAGTAACGGATGGCGCGTTGCAGGTCGGTTTCAGTTTCCTGCCTGCGCTCCGTAAATCTGGCCGGATCAATGGCTGGCCGTGGTTCATTCCAGCTCCATGCAAACTCGCTCATGGCTGGTATCCCGTCACGCGCTGCCACTCCTGCGAGAAGATGGCGGAAAGGCGGTTAAATTCAGCGGTGTATTCACTCAGCGAGGCACACCCGCCAGCAGTGCGATGCGCCAGCATTGCCGCGAATACGGAGGCCGGGGAGTCGTAATACGCCAGCAGTGATTCGCCGTGTGGTGTCAGGCAGTGCAACGCCAGCCCGTGTGGTGTGAAGTCCACGCGGTAGCAGTCGTCTACTGTGAAATAAAGGGTGTCCGCATTCTCCGGTTTTGTAGTGCGTGCTCTGTTGTCACGACCACGGATGTAAAGATCAAATAATCCCTGAAGAACGGGAGCCAGACGGGTGTCCTGTGTGCGCACCCATCTTGTGAAGTCATGAGCGTCAATCATGCTGCAATTCTCTTTACTACAGATGTGCGAAGGCCTCCCGCCGCAAGGTGCAGGAAAGGCCCGGAACAGGAATTAATGGAGTTTGTTTTGCTGCTGGATGAGCTGCTGAAGCTCGCGCAGATCATCCGCCAGATAGCTGAAAACAGCGGATGAATAGAGGTTTGAAAGTTCGCAGCTACGCTCATGCAGCATATTGATGTGCATGATTTTAGCGACGCGGAATGCGCGGGAAAGTCTGCGGTTGATTTCAGTCTGGATGTGACGACGCTCCGCGATAGCGCGGTGCTGTTTGCGGTTTGCCATGGTGTGGCCTCGTGTATAGTAAGTTTTGAAAACTCACCATCCAGAGGTGGAAAACTCGGGGTGGTGAGACGTACAGGGTTTCCACAACCGGCTATACACGAACCCGGCCCGACCGAAGTCGGCCCCATACGCCCCACCATAATTCTGACGCGAAAAAGACGTGGCGATACGGTACGCACAAAAAAACCGCTGGCGCGGTTGTGCGCGTGTATAGTCAGCGGGGTGGAAATCCCGGCACCCGTTTTATGAGGTGCAGCGGAAATGTAACCTGACTGATTGCGGCATGGCAAGCGGTTTTTTTGTGAGAACGGCATACTAAAAAATCCTGATGCTGCTCCGGCCAGCGGTTTCCACTGGCCGGGTTTAATTACTTCACCGGAACAAACGGAACAGCGGTATTACTGGTCATGTATTGCGGCAGCGTGCCGTTCCATTTGTTGATAGCTTCCAGCTCCATAACGCCGGGGTTCTGGCGCAGAGCTTCACCGCGCAAACGAATGGCGTCGGCTTCAGCCTGGGCTTTTGTGCGAATGGCATCAGCCTGTCCGGCTGCTTCTGCGCGTAGCATGTTGGCTTCTGCTTCGCGCTGCTTGACTTCCTGTTCGCGTTGCAGAGTTTTCTGGTTTGCCGTGACTTTGGCATTAATGCTGTCGATAACGGTTGGTGGGTATTCCGGTTTACCGACATAAGAGAGGCTCATTACCTGAATGCCGATAGGTGTCATTTCTGCCTGAATGTCTTTAAGTGCTGAATCCAGCAGTTCAGACTTGCCACCGTCGATAAATTTATCGGTGGTCATTTTACTGGCCAGTCGGTTGAGTGCGTCGGCGATCTTCTGGCGCAGGTCAGTGTCGGTAATGTCATCCACGCCTTTGCGGTAGGTCTGAAACACTGTAGTAACTTTGGATGGATCAACCTTGTAGGCCACACCGATGTGATAGCCGATGGTTGTGCCGTCACTCATCTGAAAGCTGAACGGCTCATCGTAGGTCTTCATTTGTTTGAAGGTTGGGAAGATGTAAACCTCTGTATTCCAGCCTGTCCAGTAGCGGCCAACGCCAACCACTTCACCGACGCCTTTGTCGTCGCCCAGTTTGTTGACTTTGATGCCCACATTACCTGGCTCAACGCGATCGCAACCAACCAGCAGGATGGCAGCAAAAAGCGGGAGAATCTGAAAGAGTTTGAATTTCTTCATTGTTTGATTTCCTTGATGTACTTACTGAAAAGGCGAACAACGCCTGCCGGGTACAGCATGGCAATGAAAATGCCCAGCAATACCAGGAAGGAGCTGTCTGATGAAATCATTCGGGGGAGTAGTCCTGCATACAGAATGAGAGAAACGAGGACGCATACCAGCGCCCACATGTATGCGCGAAACCAGGTCTTTTTGTTCATATCGCGGTCCTTTACTGGTTAAGGAAGAAATCAAAAACCTTGTCGATGCGTTGCAGTAGCTCTCGTTGCATTGCTTCCGGCGTTTCTGGTTCACCAGGCGAACCCAGTGGTGCGCAGAAATCAGCGATTTCATGATGAAGCGCCAGGCGAATGGCTGGAGACATGGTTCTGGCGTGCTCCAGCTCATCCAGCAGTGCCAGCACGGCAGACGGCGAGAGCATTGCGCGAAACGCCAGTAATTTTTGATGCGTTGCCATTCGTTGCAGGTCAATCGCCAGTTCGCGTAATTCCTGGAGGTTGATGGCGTTCATGCTCTGGCTTCCTTCAGTAGCTGGTTAAACATGTTGGTAAGTGGATTGCCGCACCCGAACGGCATCGGGTTTATCTGGTAAGAAAAGCGACCGCCTGTTTTGCGTTCTTTTCTTATGACTGAACCGCTGCGCCAGAGTCGGCGTAACTCCGCATTAATGGCTGTGGTTGGGGTATTCAGTGCTGCGGCGATTTCTCCACCACTACACCCCGGATTGGCGGCGATATAGTCCAGAATGGTCATCTGCGTGACTCCTGTACCTGTCGGATAAGGTTCACCCGCACCACATTCGTGGCGCAGAAGTAAGTGCCGTCAGTGAGATAGATGTGATGTGCATCCTTTTCTGAACGGTGTTTGTCGATTGTGGTAATCAGGCGTTCATCGACTTCGTATTCACGTCCTCTGGAGGTAAAACGAACGACAGGAAAATGCTTAATTGCCATTACGCCTCCTTGGCGTGTGCGAATACCTCCGCGAATGCGGATTGTTTTTACATTTTCTTATTTAACCTGTGGTTTTATTTGCTCTGTTATTCGCCAGTGAAAAAGCGTTCAATCTTTTTTACTGAATGAATAATTCGCATAATCCCAATGGCGCAGGCCACCGAAATAATCAGAACAAGCCATGAGATAAATATACTCATGCGATATTCCCCAGCTTATACGGTTCAATATGTTCCCCGCATTCTGCGGCACAGATCAGCTCGGAAAGTTCGTTAAGTGCATCCAGATCATCAGCGTAAAAAGCGACGTCATACAAACTCCGGATTGCCCTGGTCAATGAGTCACGGGCTGCACGTTCAGCATGAGCGCCTGATGCACTTAAGCGAAAATAAAATCGTTCAAGTGCTTTGTTAATGAGAGTTTTATATTCTTTGCCCATCGCAACGCCCTTTAATCTGCTTTCTGAATTTCAGCTTCTGAATCCATACAAATAATTTCGATATATGGTTCATCGCCATTAACCTGACGTGCCTTTTCAGCTTCGCTAATGATTTCTCGCACGGTCTGGTACGGAAGCTCCACAGTCAGGCGCGTACCGTTCAGATAAACGTAAGTAGCTGCGTTTTTTTCGGATGGAACAACTCCGTCAATGGCTGATGCGCGTAATAACAGTTCACCGCGAAAATCAATAAAACGGATAAATACACCTTGTGCATGCTCTTTGGTCATAAAGCACCTGTTATAAATCAGCCTGTTTAATAAAACTTTGCCCACGAAGCAGACGATCAACCGTGCGAAGTGCTTCGTATAATGTGAAATCCTGCCCGAATTGATTGTCGCCGCAGCTCAATGCAAAAATGCGGTTTCCGGTAAACGGATTGCGTGGGCATTTGTGGACCACGATTCCAGCTTTCTCAATCAGCCAGGCATGCTCGCCGATTTGTTTTACTGGGTAGCCATCCGGCGTTGCGTGTGTATCACTCAGGCTGTAGCGGATGTTGCTGCGTGATGCACTGGTAGCGAAACGGTTAGCGTGGCGTTCAGCACCATTACGAAAGCGTGAATTACGTTGCTGTTTCATATCAAAACTCCCTGCATCTCATGCAGCAAAATTAAGAAAGCCTAATCCCAAATCTTCCGCCAGCTTCTTGGCTTTCTTAAGCCAGTGATTGCGCCAATCTTTACGCTCAGGAGGAAGCTGTTTCGTTGCGTCATAGACCATTTCGAGCCACTCATTCCAAAGGATGAGAAGACGGCGCGAACTCCCTTCCTCGCCTAAAACCTCGCGCTCAGTAGTTAGAGGGATGAGTCGACGCTCTACCAACTTTCTTACGGCTGATTCGGTCTTACCTGTGCGGCGGGAAAACTCATCGACGGTGATGGGGTCTGGGATCTTAAACAATGCCCTCAATAGTTCTTCATTCATGTGATAATCTCCCTGTTTGGGGTATTTCTTGCGACGGATGCCCCAAATCAAACTCATTTGTATAAACATTAATACAGACGTTGGAGAATTGCAACATGCGTATGACTATTGGAGAGCGCATAAAAATCATGCGTGAAAGCGAGAGACTTACTAGCCTCCCGGATACAGCAAAAATGCTTGGTTTAAACCGTGATGCTCTGTGGAGATATGAAAGCGGTAAAACTATCCCTAATGCTGAAGTAATTGAGCAAATACTAAACAACCCCAGATTTGAGAAATATGCGTTGTGGTTTATGACTGGAAAAATTGCGCCTGAATCCGGGCAGATAGCTCCGGCTCTCGCACACTATGGGCAAGAACCAACGGATTTACCCCCATCCGAAAGGAAAATTGGTTAACCCTTTATTATTCTTACATTTTACAAACTGGAAATGTCTTTCCTCGTTTCACCGGAGGGCTTGCCAATGGCAATTAAAGCACTCGATGGTGGACGGTATAAAGTGGATGTTAGACCGCGTGGCCGAAGTGGACGTCGGATTCAGCGGATTTTTAAGAAAAAGGCAGATGCAGTGGCCTTTGAGCGTTATGTTCTCAGCCACATGCACGATAAGGAATGGCTTGAAAAGCCAACAGAGCAACGTCATCTCTCAGATCTGCTTCCGTTATGGTGGGAATTGGGTGGACGCAATAAGCCATATGCTAACGGCGTTCTAACCAGGTTGAAAAAAATCATCAAAGAAATGAATGATCCAAGGGTTAGCCAGATTAATGCTCGTTTCATGGCCGCTTATCGAAGCTCCCGTTTATCCTTGGGAGTAAAAGAGTCTACTGTTCGGCGTGATGAGTCGGATCTCGGAGGAATGTTTACACTCCTAGCAAATGCCGGGGAATTTCACGGAGAAAATCCGCTCCGCGCCCTCCCCTCTTTGAAACGAAAATCACCCGAAATGACGTATCTCACCACGGAAGAAATCGCCAAATTACTGGATGCAGTAAGCGGTGATGCCCGGCGGATTACGCTACTTTGTCTCAGTACTGGGGCGAGATGGGGAGAAGCGAAAAATCTGCGCGCGGAACACATCATCAATAATCGCGTGACGTTTAACAAAACTAAAAACGGAAAAGTTCGAATTATTCCTGTCTCTGATGAAGTTGTTAGTGAGATCAAAACAAAGAAATCCGGCCTTTTGTTTGACGTCAATTATGAGGAATATCGCAAGGTGCTTCGCAGTGTTAAGCCAGACCTACCAAAAGGACAGGCTGTACATGTTCTACGCCATACCTTTGCTGCTCACTTTATGATTAATGGAGGAAATATACTTACGCTCCAGCGAATTATGGGGCACGCCACGATCCAGCAAACTATGACCTATGCGCACCTCGCTCCTGATTTCCTCCAGGATGCAATTTCACTTAATCCGTTAAAAGGAGGCATCCACATTTCATCCACATAA